CAGCATTGAGGTCATTAGATGGCCTCTGCATTTTCCAACGCTTTTGCTACATCTAGATCATCCATAGCAAGAACGTTTTCTTTACGTTCGTTGTACTGCTTGAGTACACGCTCGTTCCACCTCTCAATGTCCTTCATGAAAGTATTGAGAGTTTCTACATCCTCATCCACAATCTTTACAGGCTGCGGCTTATCAAACACTGGAGTGTAGTATGTGATGCCTCCGTTCTTATTACGCTTGGTGGCAATGTTAACCTTCTGACCAAAGATAATTTTGTTAGAAGGTACTTCACGAATATAGTTAGCCACTGGCATGAACGCAGAACCACGGGCAGACCAGATAAACGGAGTGCCTTTGAGATCAACAGCCTCACCAGTAGTGTCCGTAGCATCTTTAGCGCCTGTGATAATACCGTACACCACCTGCGTACACTTGATGCTTTTCTGTTTAGCATGTTCAAGCGAGTTAGTTGACAGAGCTTCAACCTCTTGTTTGTTCAGCTTACCACACTTCATACCACCGCTTGTGTCAGGGAAGTCATCACTCAGAGACGGAGCGAGAACAGTCCTGATAGAATCTTCAGGAGACTGTTGGTTCCACAAGTCATAAGAGTAGTACCGCACAAACATCCGCACACTAATCTCTTTAGCATACACAGTATTGTTGTCCAGACGAATACGGAAGCTGCCCTTTGGCAATGGCTCACCGTCATCGTTGTCTGCCTGTTGTTCAATCGCTAGCCGGGGTAGTCCCTGCTGCACGTTTGAACGTGTTTCAGTCTGACCGACCATAGCTGCAAGTTTAGCCATGTTCTCTTCGTTCAGATCGTCCATCGTAATCATATCGCTCATATTTCTAGCTCCTCTAGATTAAGCCAATCAGTACCCATTTTGAGTTCTATCTCAATGGGCATATCAAAGTCAATACCAAACTCTCTACTACATTCTTCAGGTATACACAACATACTCCTTTTTAATAATTCAACCATCCAATCTTTTTCGTCAGGGTGAACGTCCATGATTATGGAATCGTGGACCGTGTTAATTATTTTACTTTTTGGAACAGGCTTTACCATCGCTTTCAAAGACTTGTGAAGCCTTATCAGGGCTAATGGTAAGAGGTCTGCCGTAGCAAAACCCTGCACCGGGTAGTTCTTAATAGATGTTGATCCAACAGTTGTACCATATCTAGTATACTTTGCATAGGGAAAAGCATACTCCCTACCAGATGGTAGAACAACCTGTTTGTCTGTTACTGCTTCTTCCTGCAGCTTGTCGTGCCACTCAGTCACGCCCTGATACTTATTACGAAAGGCAGAGTAGTAAGCCATCTCCCGATTAGTCCCAAGCACACCACCATACAGCGGCTTGAAGGTGTGGGCCTTTGCGTCCTGACGACTAACTCCCATTATCTCAGCGGTGTAAGAGTGTACATCGAAGCCACTCTTTACCTCATCATAGATTACAGGGTCTTGTGATAGGTAGCCCGCTACACGAAACTCTAGCTGTGAGTAGTCACCTTCTAAAATGTAACCGCCTTGATACCTAGATACAATCGCTTCTCTTGCAGGGAATGTTGCGCCTCTCGGCATATTCTGAAAGTTTGGTCTACTTGATGACAGTCTTCCAGTAGCAGTGACGCACTGATTAAAGTTAGGATGAATAAAACCTCTATCATCTTGATACTTCTCCAAGCTATCCACGAACGTATTGAGGTACGTCCTTATCATTGAGTAACGTGTATACTTGTCCACGAACTCTCTTGCCTTGCCCTCTAGCTCTAGCCGTATCTCAGACAAGGTTTCTTTATCTGTTCTAAAACCCGCAGCGGCGGTGTCTTGCGGTCCACGAGGTATAACTCTTAGTCCTGCGGGTTCATTCAGTTTAGTGTAGACTATACCTGTTCCTCCACAGGTCTTACACTTTACTAGTTTACCCAGCTTACCTGATTTCAGGTAGTACCTGTCCTT